AACTTTAACAGTTGGTGGTGGAGCTTGTAAAACTGCAACTGTTGATGCAACCACTGTAACTTTAGGTAGATCAGGTGGTACAGTTTCACTAGCAGCAGGAGCTACTCAATCAGGTTTTGGTAGAACAGGAACTGTTGATTGGCAAACAGGTAGTATTAAGACAGCCACGTTCACAGCTGCAAATGGCGAAGGTTATTTTGCAAATACATCTGGTGGAGCATTTACAATGAACTTACCAGCAGGATCTGCAGGAAATATTGTTTCTGTTGTAGATTACACAAATAGTTTTCAAACACACGCTTTAACTATTTCACCAAATGGTTCTCAAAAAATTGGTGGTGTTGCTGATCCAGTAAACTTAGTAACAGAGGGTCAATCAGTAACTTTTGTTTATGTTGATGACACCGAGGGTTGGAAAAATGTTCAAGATTCAACATCTAATGTAATTGGAGGAACTTTTATAACCGCAACAGGTGGAAATACAGTAACTACTTGTGGAAATTGTAAAATTCATACATTTACAGGTCCAGGAACTTTTACTGTTTCTGCAATTTCTTCTTGTGCCGCTAATAATCAAGTTTCATATTTAGTAGTAGGTGGTGCAGGTGGAGGTGGCGATAGTGAAACAGGACAAGGACATCCAGGTGGCGGTGGAGGTGCAGGTGGATTTAGAGAAGATAAATCTCCAATTACACCATATACAGCATCTCCTTTAGAAGGTGCTGGTCCAATTACAGTTACAGCAACAGGTTTTCCTATTACAGTGGGAGCTGGAGGAGCAGCAGGTACTGCTTGCTTTCAAAGAGGTGGGTGTGGTAATAATTCAGTTTTTTCAACAATAACAGCTGCATTAGGTGGTGGTGGAGGAGCAGGAAGTAATGCAGGACCTAATAGAAATGGTCAAGCTGGTGGTTCAGGAGGTGGATCTGCTAGTTCAAATCAACCATCTTTTGCTGGTGGTGCTGGTAATACACCTCCAGTTAGTCCTCCTCAAGGAAATGCTGGAGGTCCAGGCGCAGGCTGTGGTGCTGGTAGAGCTGGTGGAGGTGGTGGAGCAACAGCAGCAGGAACTCAAACTCCTGGAAGTGGCACACACCCAGGAGGTGCTGGTGCTGCAACTGGTATAACAGCTTCATCAGTTACATATAGTGCAGGCGGTGTTGTTCTTGGTTCAACTGGTACTGGACCTGCTGGAGGAGCTAATACAGGAGATGGTGGTGCTGGAGGATTAAATAATGATGGTGGTGCTGGAGGTTCAGGTATAGTAGTAATAAGGTACAAATTTCAATAATTATGACAAGTAAAATTAAAGTAGATAATATAAATAAAGTTTCAGATGATTCAAACATCATCAATAAATGTGGTTCGGCCATAACTGTTGGTGCTGGTTCTGATACCGTAACAACAGCTGGATCAGGTGCTTTAACTGTTTCAGGAAACGCTATAAAATCAAATGCGTATCAAGCAGCTGATGCTGGAAATATTATTAGTCAATCAGGTACAACAATAACTTTAGGTGCAAGTGGCGATACCGTTACTCTTGCTAGTGGAGCATCACAATCAGGATTTGGTAGAGCAGGTTCTGTAAATTGGCAAACAGGAAGTATTAAGACATCTACTTTTACGGCTGCTGATGGTGAAGGTTATTTTGTTAATACTACTTCTGGAGTTGTAACAGTAAATTTACCAGCAGGTTCTGCTGGAGCTATTGTAGCTGTAAATGATTACGCAAACACAGCAGCAACAAACAACATTACAATCGCAGCAAACGGTTCAGAAAAAATTCAAGGATCAGTAACTAATCATATTATATCCACAAATGGTGTTACCGTTACTTTAGTATATGTAGATGGAACACAGGGTTGGAAATTAGTAGACACTGGTGAGGCAACTAGTTTACCTCAAGTAGCTTTATTTACAGCTGCCACAGGTGGAAATGATGTAACAACTTGTGGAGATTTTAAAATTCATACATTTACAGGACCAGGAACTTTTTGTGTTTCACAAGTTGGTAACTCACCAACTAACCCTGCAGGTGGACCCGCTCAAGTAGAGTATATGGTAGCAGCAGGTGGTGGTTCAGGTGGTGGAGATCGTGGTGGCGGCGGTGGTGGCGGAGGAGTCATAACAAATTTTCCAACTCCAGCAGGTAGTGTTCTTACATTAACTGCAACAGGAATTCCAGTTACCGTTGGAGGTGGTGGAGCAGGAGTAGGAGACAATTCTACAGGAAATCAAGGATCAACTTCATCATTTTTAACAATAAGTGCGGCAGGTGGTGGTAAAGGAGGATCAGCTCCTTCTGCTGGTAGTAATGGTGGATCAGGCGGATCAGGTGGTGGTGGAGCAGGACCATCTGCATCTGGAGGTGCAGGTAATACTCCTTCAATCCCAGGTCCTAATGGAGGACCACAAGGAAACAATGGTGGTAATAATCCAGGCCCATTACCCGGTCTACAAATGGGTGGTGGCGGAGGTGGTGGAACTGGTGGTGCTGGAGGTAATGGTAATGGTAGTAATGGTGGTAGTGGTGGTTCCGGACAACAATTTCCTACAGGTATTTTAGTACCTGCAGTTAGTTTTGGACCCCCGGCAAGATATTTAGGAGCTGGAGGTGGTGGCGGTAGAGATGGTAGATCAGGTGGGTCAGGTGGTAGTGGAGGAACTGGAGGTGGTTCTTCTGGTCAATCTGCAGCAAACCCAACTTCTTCAACAGGTAATGGTCCAGCAAATAGTGGAGCAGGAACTGGTGGAAGAGGAGTTGATCCTCCAAGTGGAACATCAGGTAATGGTGGTTCTGGAGTAGTAGTAATAAGGTACAAATTTCAATAGGTAAATTATGAGTGAAATAAAAGTAAATAAAATCAGTCCAAGAACAAATTGTGGCACAACTACATTAGGGGATAGTGGAGATACATTCACAATTCCTGCTGGTGTATCAATTACCAACTCTGGTACGGCATCAGGTTTTGGTGCAACAGGTTCAGCTTCTTGGAATACAACAGTTAAAACAGGAGATTTTACAGCAGTCGCTGGTGAAGGTTATTTCGTAAATACAACTTCAGGAGAAATTGATGTAACGCTACCAGCAGGAACTGCAGGAGCAGTTGTTGCAGTAGCAGATTATGCAAATACAGCAGACACAAACAATATTATATTAAAACAAAATGGTTCAGATAAAATAGAAGGATCAACTGATGATTTTACAATAAATGTAGAAGGAGCCGCAATAACTTTAGTTTTTGTAGACGCAACAAAAGGGTGGATTACAACAGATACAGGTAATAGCACTGATGCTTTTGCTCAAGATTATATTGTAGCAACAGGTGGCACAGAAACAACTTGTGGAGATTGCAAAATTCATACATTTACAGGACCAGGAACTTTTTCTGTTACTAGTAAAGGTACACCTATTGGTTCAGATACAGTAAATTTTTTAGTAGTAGGTGGAGGTGGTGGATCAGGAGCTACTGGACCAAACAGTTCAGGATCAGGTGGAGGTGGTGCAGGAGGCTATAGAACTGCTGGATTTGGTCCAGGTCCTTTACAAAGAGCAGCATTAGGTTTAACAGTAACAGATTTTCCAATTACAGTCGGAGCAGCCGGTGCTGCAAGTCCCTCTCAAGGAGGTGATGGTGGTTCTTCAACTTTTTCAACTATAACATCTGCAGGAGGTGGTGGAGGTGGACATCAAGGTGCTCCTACAGCATTAAGAACAGGTAGAACAGGTGGTTCTGGTGGCGGTGGTGGTGATAATACTTTAGGATTAGGAGGAGCAGGAAACACTCCTCCAGTTAGTCCTCCACAAGGAAATCCTGGCGGACAGGCAACTGCATTTGCTGGAGCAGGTGGAGGTGGAGCAACTGCGGCAGGATCAAGTGGTTCTGGTCCAACTGGTGGTGCAGGAGGAGCAGGAGCACCTAATGATATTAAAGGTACAGCATCATACGCTGGTGGTGGCGGTGGTGGTGGATATAATAATGGATGTGGAGGAGCAGGTGGAGCAGGTGGTGGTGGAGCAGGAAGTAATCACGGAGACACTCCAGCAGGAGCCGGAACTGCAAATACTGGAGGTGGAGCAGGAGGATCTGGAAATACTCCACAACCTGAAGTACCAGGAGCAAATGGTGGATCAGGAATTGTTGTTATTAGATACAAATTTCAAAATTAATATGTATTTACTAGTATTTAAAATTAATATATAAGGAGAAACATTATGGCACATTTTGCAAAACTAGGAACTAATAGTAAAGTTATTCAAGTATTAACACTTGATAACAAAGATATGTTAAATGCTGATGGTGTTGAAGATGAAGCAGTAGGACAACAATATTTAGAAACACATAATAATTGGCCTGCACAAATGTGGATTCAAACTTCATACAATACAGCTAATGGTCAACATAAAAATGGTGGTACACCATTAAGAGGAAACTACGCAGGTATAGGTTATACTTGGGACGAAGATGATCAAATCTTTTGGCCTAAAAAACCATATGCATCTTGGGTAAAACATAACGAATCAGCTTCTTGGAAATCGCCAATCGGCGATGCTCCTGCATTAACTGCAGAACAAGAATCACAAAATACAGCTGATACTCACAGATGGTCTTACGTATGGAATGAAGCTAATCAAACTTGGGACTTGACAGACGATAAAGCATAAATTAAAAATGGTGGTGGTATGCAGAAGAAAGTATTAACAGAGCAAGCATTATATTACGGTGATGTAGCAATGCCTAAAGATTGGGACATTGACCGAGATAAATTATCAGGCGATATTTTACAATCAGTAATTCAAAAAAAAGATTTTCCATTTTCACGAACGTGGGATATGTTAAATACCTATATGCGAGATCACATTGGTCTTAAATATAATTTTACTTTAATTAACAAAAATACGTGGGGTAACATTTATAAACCTACAGAAACTTCAATTATTCAACAACAAATAGATCCTGTAGATCTTCGAAACTCACCTGATTTTGTAATGCTTTATGGTGTTAGAGTAAAAAATTGTATGATTAAAATATATTATGATGATAATAGAAGAGCAGGAAGAAGTTGGGATATAGAACTTAAAAACAATCAATTTATAATGTTTCCATCTACGAATATGTACCACATAATTAATAATCAAAAAGATAGTTTAAATTTTGTACAAACTATAACTTATGAATTTATCTAATCATTATTGGTATTTTAGAGGTGCACTTACACCAAAATTTTGTGATGATGTAATAGCATATGCAAATTCACAAGAAGAAGTAATGGCTAGAACTGGTGGCTATGGTGATAGAAAATTAAAAAAAGAAGAAGTAAAAGATTTAAAAAGAAAAAGAAACTCTGATTTAGTTTGGCTTAATGATACCTGGATATATAAAGAATTACATCCATATGTTCACGAAGCAAATAGAATGGCTGGTTGGAACTTTGAGTGGGACAGATCTGAATCTTGTCAATTTACAAAATATAAATTAAATCAATACTATGATTGGCATTGTGATGGTTGGGATAAACCTTATGATAGAAAAAATAAAAATGATCTTGATCACGGTAAAATTCGAAAGCTATCTATGACTTGTCAGTTAACAGATGGTTCAGAATATAAAGGTGGTGAATTAGAATTTGATTTTAGAAACTATGATCCACATATGCGAGATGAATCGAAGCATAGAATACAATGTAAAGAAATATTACCAAAAGGTTCTATTATTGTATTTCCTAGTTTTGTTTGGCATAGAGTTAAACCAGTAACCGCTGGCACAAGATATAGTCTTGTTGTTTGGCATTTAGGAAGGCCTTTTAAATAATGTTTATAAATAATTACTTTAACACGACCGTTTGGTCAGAACAAAAACCAGAGTTTGTAAAATCTTTAAACAAAGCTTCTAACAAATATATTAAAGCTGCTAAAAATTTTCCAGAACCTAAAGCACATATAAAAAAACACGGTGACTTTGGAAGATCATATCATTCAACACCATTAACACAAGACAATGACTTTTTAGATTTTAGAAATTATATCGGTCAAAAGTCTTGGGAATATTTAGATCATCAAGGTTTTGATATGAGTTTATACACAACTATGTTTAGTGAATTGTGGGTACAAGAGTTTGCTAAAAAAGGTGGTGGTCACCATTCAGCACACATACATTGGAACCAACACGTATCGGGTTTTTACTTTTTAAAATGTAGTGATAAAACATCTATGCCAGTATTTCACGAACCTAGAACAGGAGCACG